TTTCATAATGCGTTATTTTTTCTTTCTAATTCTGATTCTTTATGCATTTTTTTAAATGCATGTAAATGTCTTTGTACTGTTACATTTTCTTGTTCTGTAAAACTGTTAAATTCTTGCGATTCTTTAAGAAGTATTTCTTCACTAATTTTAACCATGTATTCGCTAATTTTAACTTTTTCCTCTTCATTATACATTTTATCTTTATAATATCTAGGCATTGCAATTTTTTTACCATTTTCTATTGGAACATACATACGTTTTTCCAAGTCATTTTTATGCCAATAAATCATGTTTTCTGATAAGTAATTACTACCTAATCCTTTAGACATTACACTAAATTCCTTTTTTCTATCATCGTTTTGATGTATAGGAATTTTAGATTCTTTTGACATGTATTTTAAGGTATAACCAATAGAGGCACCACTAACATTGCCAATATAATAAGTGCCAATAGTATAATTATTAAGAGCCCAAGCGCGCGCAATATGTTCAGGATTAGCATTATAAAGAATGATATGATAATGCGGACGCTTTTTATTACTACCATATTCTCCAACTGCATAATATTTAAGTTTTTCATCAGTTAATTTTCTTAATCGTTTAAAAAATTTTTGTAAATCTTTTAAATCTAACGTCATATAACCATTCTTAGTGATTGGAACATGGTCTGTATCATATGTTAAGGTTACAAAGAGAGCGGATTTACTCCGCTCTCCTTCTTTAAGTAACCTAAAAGACCAACCGCTAGTGCGGCGTTTTTTACATGGGGGGCATTTTCCACATGGGAATGGTATATGTTCACCTCTTATAAGTTCTTTTTTATAAAAAGGTGTAATACACCTACTACTCATGACTAAAACATTGGTGTACCAAATTTAGGCATAGGTCTAATAGCCTTAATTTTATTAAGTACATGACAATATAAGCTGTCTGTTGATTCTGAACCTGGACCTTCTAATACCGCAAATATACGTTTTGTAGGTTCGCATTGAATAAATGCACCATTTAATGCTGGTTCTGTTGCAAATTTTCTACCTAAATGCCAAAAATCTAAAGATTCTCTAAATTCTCCAGCTACTCTTGAAGGCATATATTTGTATTCTGCATAACGTGGTACATAACCAAATGTTTGTGTAGCATTTGAAGTATAAGCATAAAGTTCTTGAGTTTCAACAGGTTGTTCACCAATATGTGCGAATGAAGGCCAAAAATAATCTAAAGTATCATTTTTTAAATATGTTTTTGGGATACCTTGTTGATAAGCGGTTTTAGGCATAACAGACATAATACCAATGATATAACCATGTTCTTCACAGAAATATGATCCAGAACGACCTGATGATACTGACATACCATGACCTGCCATATTACCTTGAGGCAAACCATCATTTTGACCAGTAGTATTTAATATTTCACTGATAATAACTGGAGATTTTACACCAGTAATATATTCTGGTCTTTGTAATCTTTTATCTGATGACCTAACACCAAAATGTGTTAATATATTCTCAATATATCTAGTACCGCCACGTGCATTCTTCTCTAACCATTCCTGTAATCTAAATGCCCTACGTAAATCGTTAATTGTTGTTGGTGCAATTTCTAAACCATCTGTTTCAGCAAATAATTGATTTGGTGCATATGGTGGTGTTGGTGTTGCTGATGGTACAGTTATATTTGTTGTACCAGTTAAAGTTGTTGTTGCTCCTGATGTTTTTACTAAAGCATCACCACTAATTTCTCCTAATGGAATATCTACTGCTGCTCCTTTTTGAGCAAAAGGTAATGAAGCGGTAAAATAGTCATGTTCCCAAGCTCTCTTTTTCAGATTTAATAATTCACTTAATTGAGCATATGACATATATGATGTTACATCTCCATCTTGTGGATTTAAAATAGTATCAGCTAACGGTGTTTGTAAATTTTGGTCACGATAAAATTCGTTCCAAATTCTTTGATAAGCAAGAAAAGGTAATGCGTTAATGTTTGTAGATACACTTCCTACTGGTGGTGGTGGTACTCCCATATAATCTGCAAATTTCTTTGGAGTTCCAGTGAGATTTGAATTGTTTAATATTGCACTTGGTAAATAAGGTATAACTGCACCACTATTAGCATCTGTAATAAACTTTTCCCAATTTTTCCATAAAATACGGTTAGGTACAAAGAAATAGTGCATTGATACGTCCATACGGTGCATTACTGGTGCAATCATTGGTGCAAACCTAATAAGTGATTCACATCCTAATTCAAATTTATCTCCAGGTACACATTCTAATGCCAATATGGGTGTGAGGTTACCCATATCTGCTGATAATTTCACGTCATGCGTGAGGTCAAAAACGTTTTTTTGTGGTTTTTGTAACTTAATGGAATTGAATAGATTTTTTCCCATTTTTTTGTTATTTAATTTTTTAAAAATTAGGGGTGACTAACCCCCAGTTGTTATAGTCTAATTCCGCCACGTGATACGTAGTATGTGCGGCTTACTTTACGTCTGTTGCCATAACCGCGCTTTCTAGATGAGCGGCGATATGATGTTCGTCTTCGCATTTTTTTAGTTTTATTTTGTTAGAAAAATACTTTACCATAGCTTGGTCAATATATGGTCTTAATAACTTTTTTTCGTTGTCATCTGAATTGTTATACCAACGAATTAATCGAATAATTTCATCTTGTGTATAAATTCTCATATATTAAAATTTAGGGATTATTCCTTTAATTATTCCTAATATTTTGTCTGTAAAATCTTCAGGTACATCTGAATTAGTTCTTAAACTACGTAAAATTTCTGCATAAATTTTTTGTTGAGTAAAATCTTCTGTAGCATATTTTTTTGTACTTAAATTAGTTGCTGCTCTTGTTGAATCGACTATAGCCTTTTGAACTGCCAAACGAGAATTTTCACTTAATTCTATAAATGCATTTGTTCTAAATAGCTTATCTATTTCACCTAATAATTTAGCTTTTTGGTATCCTTGTAAATCTAATTGAGAAATTTTATTGTTTGTATCAGCAACTTTGTTAGCTATTTCTTGTTTTGTTGCTTCATTTCTTAATTGTACACCTTCTACTAGTCCAGGTAATTGCCCTGATAATCTAGCTACATCTAAGTCTTTAAATTTTGTATTACTAGCTACATATAAAGCATCTGCTTTTGTTTTTAATATTTGAGCCTGAATTGCCTCGTTTTGTAATTCAAGATTTTTTAACTGTTGATTTTGGACTTTTATTTGATTACTTTTTCCTAATACATCTAACTGAGTTTCCTTAATTTGTGGTGCTACATAATCAGTACTTCTAACTGGTTGTCCCAAATTTTGTTGATTATATATTAAGTTCTTATTAAGTCCAGCTTCCTGAAACCTTTTCATTTGTTGAGCGGGTGAATTGTATAAATTCAATGCTTTTTGATCTGCTAATGCTCTTTGTCTACTTTGATTGTTAGTATACATTTGTAAACCAGCGTTTAATACATCTTTGCTACTTGGTATTCCTGCTTTTGCCCAAGCTCCTAGCGTTGTCCATATACTCATAACTTTGTTTTTTTATTTTTTTTGTGACACTATTGTCGTTATTTGTTTTGTTCAGTTGTTGTGCGTCGTACCTCCTTCTTCCTCCTTCACTTTCCAAATCTACTCTTTTAGTGTCAATAAACACTAATATATCAAGGTAATTAGTGTTTATTACTGACGCGCTACGCTTGTCTTAATAAATACGGCCATGCAAGTAAACTTGCACAGCCATATTTCTTTTAATCTTTGATGTTTTCAACATCTTGAGATTCAATGTCTTGAATCTGTTGTTCAGTAAGTTTTGACTTACTTTTTTCTGCTTTACTGCTCTTTAAACGTTCTTCGATTTCGGCAAGTTCTTGACGTGCAGCTATTTCAAGTTCTTGACGTTCTGCCAAATCGAGTCTACGAGGGTCGATACCATCTCCGTCGTCTCCTTCATAAATAGGTTCTTTAGAACCAGCTAATGGTAAACCATTTGCATATCTACTAAGTAATTCTCTAACTGACATAGCTTGGTCAGGTATAGTTTGTGATGGTTCATTATTAACTTCGTTGTCGTTAAATTCCTTTGCGTTAAATATGTTTCTAATTTTCATAATGCGTTATTTTTTCTTTCTAATTCTGATTCTTTATGCATTTTTTTAAATGCATGTAAATGTCTTTGTACTGTTACATTTTCTTGTTCTGTAAAACTGTTAAATTCTTGCGATTCTTTAA